TCTACCTGAAATGCTACTAAAACTCTACAAACAAACTACAAGGAAGGTGATTCCTAAGGAAATGACACATAGCGAGTACTATGACTACATGGACCGACTTGAAAGGGGGGAGTATGGTCCTACCTCTGACGAACTACTTGCTATTGACTACGCAGTACGAGAGCTACGTGCTATGAAGGGAATGGAAACTCGTAATACGATACATAACCATAAGATCTGCTTTACCGATAGCGAGATCTACGATGGAAATGTACCCTTTCGCCCTATCAAGATGCGCTCTCGTAAGGAAATATGGGAGACCTTCCCTGTCTGTGTCGTACCTTTAGGAGCTGACTATATGGGTGCTGAGAGGCATGCTGTATCTTGGCACTTCAAGAACCTACGAGATTGGCGTGTAGATCCTATCGCACGGCAAGACGGTGGTCGTGGACCCAACAGTGCGGAGGAGTACAATGACTACCAGAATACGCAGGAGTACTTCCTTATCGAGACCCTAAAGCGTAGTAGCAAGTGGACAGTAGAACAACCCCTTACGAAGGACCAGATCTGTATTATTCGTATGAAGTTTGTCCCTACGACCACGAATGCTGCTAGTAGTATGGTTGAGAGTAAGGAAGGCGATCATATCGCTATCGATGTCGCACCCCCTCGACCTATACTCCCTACTTTGAAGAGACTCAATGATATCAAGGCTCATTACCCTATTGTATGGAGACGCCTAGAGAGTGCGCCTCGAGAGTCCTACGCCCTGGAGTTTCATCGTGCCTCCCTTAAGAACAGAGGCTTAGTAGCAGATGTAGTAAGACCTACACTTCTGACTGCGCTAGGTGCCTCTACCTCATGGCGTGTGCTACCTTCTGTGGAATCCTCTGACGTATGTATTATCGAAATGGCATAAACACCACTAAACACCCATAAACACCCATAAACAGCATAAAAACCATAAAACAAAAACAAGTAACTGTAAAAACAACAAAATCCATTTTTTGCGGGTTCCACACTCAAAAAATTGATTCTTCTTTTTCTCTACCATTGCTCATCACATAGTATGGCACTTCGACGCATTGAAAAGGAATACGCAGATTTACAGAAGGATCCTCCCGCTGGTTGTAGCGCCGGTCCTGTAGGCGAGGATCTCTTCCACTGGGAAGGCTCCATCTTTGGCCCTACGAGCAGTCCCTTTCAAGGCGGCGTCTTTAAGGTACAAATCCGCTTTCCATCCGAATATCCCTTTAAGCCTCCTCACATACAGTTTACGACCAGGATCTATCATCCCAACATCAGTCCCTCTGGCGCAATATGCCTTGATATTCTGAAGGGACAGTGGAGCCCCGCGCTTACCATTAGTAAGGTGCTACTGAGTATCCTATCCCTGTTGGACGATCCGAATCCCAATGATCCTCTTGTACCAGATATAGCCTCCCAGTACAAGGCAAATAAGGCGGACTATGAAGCAACGGCCAGGTCTTGGACGATGCTTCATGCGATGGATTTATCGGACGAGGACAATGAAGGCGATGGAGTTCACGAGTAAGGCAGTGTCTTGCTACCTTGCTACTATTTTTTAGTTGTAGCCGAGGGTGAAAGAGTAGAGTGTGACTGGATTAGCACCGGTCGTCAATACGACCGACATGAATTGGGACGTTGCTGTTGAAAATGGCGTTATGGTAGACGTAAAGATTTCGGGGAATCCTGTAACATTGGAAAAAACATAGGAATTTGTACAAGCGCCTTCACAAAATTCTATTGTATAATTATCTCCTAAAGTTCCATTGTACATCATATTAAAATATGTAATGGGCGCATAAGGCCGATGAACTATATATCCAATGTTTGATGTAGTTGTGGGCGAAAAGATAGTTCCTTCGTTATACGTTCCATTACTATCTACATAATTATACTGCCATGTGGTTGTATCCGCATAGCCTTGACCTGCGGGAACGCCGTTAATGGTACTCACACGAAGAGTGGACGCCGTCAAAGAGTCTGTGACTTGGAGACTGCTGACGGATAAGGTGCTTGCAGTATACACAATTGGACGCCTCAATTCAAACGTAGTTTGATATTGCCATTGATTCTCAGTCGTAAGCAGACTCCCTACAGCAATATTAGAATCCGTGTAGGATTGACTAGACAAATTGCTCAAGGATGCTATGTTTTGATACACCGATGTTATGAGAGTGGAGGGGTCGCACGCAATAGGAAGCTGTGCCCATCCTTCACCGTTGCTGCTGTATATACATAAAGGTGCGTCAGTCGTCAATACGAATCCGACGTTTGGAACTGATTGAAAGGACAGTGGATTACCAGGAATATCTCCTGTATTAGAATTGTACACAAACACATTACTAGTTATATTGCTCAATAACGAAGTAATTCCATATGGAAGATAAGAGATAACTCCTATTGTAATTCTCGTAATATTATCATACACCAACTGCGTGGGAGGGAACCAATAATTTGGATTGTAATTTATGATCGTCGCATTGGACCAATTGGACCCATCCCCTGAATAACGAATTGGATAGTTTGAATCTGAGCCAAATGCGTAATACAGATTGTAATTGCTATCATAGGATATTCCATATGGAACGGCTGGTAATCCGGTAGTCGTGTTGGAAGTGTACATTACAGAACCCAAACAATCATACCATGTCGCACCGTTCGACGACCATTTGAGAGCTGGATTCGTGGTATCGGCAAATCCGGCGACATACAGATCGATAGGAGACCCACCTCCGGTTAAATACGAAACAAACGACGCACCAAAGGTACTATAGGATACAGGAGTTGTGTCAGCATATTCACAGGTACTAAACTCAATGCCATCACTGGACCATTGTATATATTGTGTTGGATCTCCGTTCGATGTCCAGCCATTTACGACTTGGTGATTATTTCCATACAGAATACTGTTAGATCCGATAGGAGGAAATGTCAAAAATCGTGAGGGAGAAGGTACTAAATCTTGGATATAGGTTCCAAGGCAAGCATTCCAGGTGTTTCCAAAATCAGACGAATATGTTACTTTCACGCCCCCTGGAACATTGTATCCGCAAGCATTTTGGATGTTCCCACCACCTATTGCCCTTGGTTGTATAGAAGTCGTCACCATGGGAAATACACCAGTTGGTACAGTCCAATGGACTCCATTGTCGGTAGATTTTACGATAGACGCATATGTATCATTCGTATTATTTCCTCTGGATCCAAATGCGTAAAAATCACCATACTCTATGACTCCGACTGTATACGAATTGGAATCAAAACTTTGAATTCCATAGGAAGACGCAATCACAAGCGCTGGTGTTGAATTCACATAGATGTAATAATCACCATTGGCTGTATTCAAATATGTATCATTTATGGTTGGAGTTTGCGGCACCGAAAGAGTTGGAAAGTCAGTTCCAAACAACGCACGGGAACCGCCACCGCCACCTCCTCCTCCTGTAGGTCCTGTCCTGCCGGCCAATCCTGTTGCAAAGATATTCACGTTACTGAATTGATATGAGTGATCTCCAGAAAACGAGTTGTATCCAATGTATAAGGTTTCACTCAAAATTTCACCCGATATACCAAACCCAATCGGTGATGTACTCACTGAATAATAGATGCCTGTAAATGGACTCTGGCTTACGAGATTGTAGGTTACCTTTTGACCGTCATATATTTGCTGAACAATATCACCAGGAGTGTAGGTTTGAGGAGTCCCTACAGTAACATCTCCTCCTGGCCCTATGTGCTGAAAGGTGATCGTGTTGGGAGCTGAAATAATTCCCCAATACAAATTTCCAGTTACATAGATTGTATCGGTGCCCGAAATATCAGGCAAGGATGCTTGTATGTAGAGACCCGTTTTATAGATATCAAATGACTCTACAGCCCCAACCGTTTCAGAACTGTTGTTAGTCAAGGTGAAACTGGTCGGCCCTGTGATGATGGGAGATCCGCTGACGGATCGAATTGTCCATACACCTGATCCTGTAGGACCCGTGGTGCCTGTATTTCCTATAGACCCAGTGTTTCCTGTATGTCCAGTAGGGCCTATGTTTCCAGTAGGGCCTATGTCTCCAGTAGGGCCTATGTCTCCAGTAGCTCCAGTGTTTGTTGCGGTTCCTGCTATACCCTGGGGTCCCGTGGCTCCTGTTGCGCCTGTAGGTCCTGTTCTTCCTGTAGCCCCTGTATTTGTAGCAGTTCCAGCGAGTCCTTGAGGTCCTGTATTCCCCGTGACCCCTGTGGGACCTGTTGCGCCTGTATTCGCTGCGGTTCCATCGAGACCTTGAGGACCTGTTTCACCTGTAGGACCCGTATCTCCAGTTGGACCTGTAGTTCCTGTATTGCCTGTAGGACCTGAATTGCCTGTAGGACCCGTATTGCCTGTATTTCCGGTAGGACCTGTTCTTCCAGTCGCACCCGTATTCGCCGCCGATCCAGGAAGACCTGTAGGTCCCGTATTTCCCCTAGGACCCGTATTGCCGGTGTTTCCTGTCGCTCCTGTTTTCGTCGCTGATCCAGGAAGACCTGTCGGTCCCGTACATCCCTTCGGCCCCGTAGCCCCCGTCTTTGTTGCCAATCCTGGGCATCCTGTAGGTCCAGTCGCCCCTGTAAGAGTCGCCGATCCTGGAACTCCTTGCTGACCGTCTGCGCCCACCAGACCCCTTGGACCCGTCGGTCCCAATGCGCCTGTATATGTTGCGCTACCAGGAACTCCCTGTGGTCCCGTCGATCCTGTGTCCCCTTTTTGTCCCGTGGGGCCTGTTCCCACCATTCCTGTAGGACCTTTCACACCCGTCGGACCGATCCTGCCCGTGGGACCCGTGTTTCCAGTCGCACCTGTATTCGTCGCAGTTCCAGCAACACCTGTAGGACCTGTCGCTCCTGTTGGACCCATGGGGCCTGTAAATCCTGTATTGCCAGTGGGACCCGTAAACCCTGTGGGTCCCGTATTTCCTGTAGTACCCGTCGCACCCGTGCTTGTGGCGGTTCCTGCGACTCCTTGAGGTCCCGTAGGACCTGTTCTCCCTGTAGGTCCCGTGGGACCTGTAGTTCCTGTTTCTCCAGTCGCACCTGTATTTGCTGCGGTTCCGTCAAGGCCTTGAGGTCCTGTGGGGCCCGTTCGGCCCGTAGAACCTGTGGGGCCCGTACCTACCATTCCTGTCGCACCTGTATTCCCTCGTGGACCCTGTCCAAACGGAATGCCTCCCACCCATGCGCCTGAAAGATCGGTTCCCTTCAACCATAAAACCCCGTTTGTTGTTTCTAAAAAACTAAAGCCTTGAAGTTGCTCATCGTAATAATCACGAGTGAAATCACCAGAGCCTGTAGGACCTGTCCCTCCCGTGCCCGTAGGCCCCTGTGCTTCTACCGCAAAGGATAATCCCTGTAAACCCGTAGGACCTTGTAGTCCCGTGGGGCCTGTAGACCCTGTTTGGCCAGTGAAGCCTGTTACAAAGGAATCGGCCCCTGTTGCTCCAGTCGACCCTGTAGGACCCCGTCTGCCCGTCGCATACACATTTACATCATTAAAGGTATACGTATTGCCGAGATTTCGAGGATTCACCATAGTCAAATATAGTCGTTCCGTTATAAATGGTATAACTGGCGCTATGATCTGAAAATACGGCGAATATCCACTAAAAAGACTATAAGTAACATTGGTTCCATCGTAGATTTGTTGTAGAGTATCTCCTGTCGTATACGTTGTTGTTGAAATGGAAGTAGTGCCACCATTCGTATACTGAAAGGTAATCTGATTCTGCGAGGACAACAACCCCCAATAGTTTAGTCCACCCACATGAATTGAATTAGGATCCCCGTTACTAAGATATGGCAAGGTGGCTTCCAAAAATAAACCCGTGTAGTCCAAATCAAACCCCTCTAACGAAAACACACCATCTGTGAAACCACTCAGATCTTGAAAAATCACAGTTCTATTACCTCGAATAACAGCAGTTCCTTGAAGATTGGGTGTCCACATGCCAGGTCCCGTATTTCCAGTATTTCCTGTATCTCCCTTACATCCCTGTGGACCTGTAGGTCCTGTGGCACCGGTTTTGGTAGCCAATCCGGGACAGCCCTGAGGTCCTGTATCTCCTGTAGGACCTGTAGATCCCGTATTCGAAGCCAAGCCTGCTGCGCCTGTGTCGCCTCGAGGGCCTGTCGCTCCTGTACTGGTCGCTGTTCCATCCAATCCCCGAGGACCCGTCGTACCACGAAGACCTGTAGGACCCGTGTCGCCGTGCGCTCCTGTAGATCCTCCTTCTCCTGTCGCACCCGTCGCTCCTGCTTGACCTTGACCCCCTCTGGGACCTGTAGGACCCAAGGTATTCGAACTGTACAAAATACAAAAACTGCTGAAACTGGAATAATTCGGTGTTATGAGCGTGTTATTTGTATACATGACTCGAGTCACGTAGGTATCATACAAATTTACAAAGCCGTTGCTATCCGTGTTGGCTGCCGTGGTAATGTAATTCGTGTAATTACTCGTAAACAAAATAGTTGAAAATACACCCGTGCGGGCACTTGTTGTTGAATATGCGAGAATATCACCTACACAGTTGTACAAGAGTGGTACATTGCTTTGATTAAGATAATTGGAACCTTCGTATAAAAATTCAAAGACACCCAGACGGGCTACAAGACTGCTATATCGAAGACAGTTCGATCCACAATTTGTATCGCATCCACATCCACCTGGATCGGCCTGAACCCCTAATGCAAGGGTTACTTGGTCTTCTACGGATGACATCCTCCTACCGTCTGGGATCAAAATAATAGGCTATCTTTTACGCCACACGAGTTCTCAGTAGAGTCAGATGCGATTTACTCATCGGTCATCTTTGGAGCCAGATGAAAGACAAGAGAACTCCCTGTTCCATAGGAGAACGCAATTCGCATCGGTTGCGTTTCATCAAATCCAATACTCATATTCGGTGATACACCACATTTGAGCATACTTGTTATATACTTTGTTCCGAATCCCACAGGCTTGCTCATCTCTGCTGTAAATTCCATATCCCTCTCATCTCCTATATTCTCCAGTACCTGTGTCATGGATCCCAATTCACTCTTCGCACTAATATGAAATCCATCGTCGTTCATAAAGAATTGGAGACTGTCTCCAAAGGCTCCTACCTCCTTACATGCTATGGCTACATCCGATGTCTTGGCCTTCAGATTCCCCGCATACGTCGTTTCAGGAATATCTAACGCATCCACTGTAATGTCCATAAGAGGTGCCTCGCCCTTGGTCTTTTTCTTTGTTTTCTCACTTGTTGCGGTAATGACAAGATGCGTTTCCGTGCTTGTCATCACTAATTGATCGGTAGATCCCATCGAGGCTAGAATGCGGGCGACTGTTCCAAGAGGGACACCCAGAGCCAAGGGGATGGGAACGGTAAGAACCTTACAATCCGCAGCGGCCAGATGATATCTCACAAATCCTACATGAGAGGCGTCCATGCCACTAATCGTACATCCTTGTGCGTTCAAACATAATTGTGCGTCGGGTAGAAAGTCTTTCAGGCTTTCAATGGCCTGTCGAAAGAGGGCGGAGTCCTTTGGTTGTAATTCCATGATATGTTACTGTTGTCCTTACATCTGAGTCGATGAATCCCCGTCAATTTTTTGAAGGTGTCTTTAGTCTAAGACTGTTCTTCTATAAGTAGGCAAATGCAAGGCCTTGTCGATTTACGAAAGAATGCGCTCGTGGTTGTACCGGATTCAGACCCTTCCTCCGTATCCTTCTTACCTAAATTCAGTCAATTTCTAAGAGGCGATCGTGTACTTCATTCACGGGACCATACGACCTTGATCCATCGACCCCCTGTGACAACGGTCGCCGTTGTAGAATCCTCCGTTCCACCGATCCTGTACTTTCCAACCTTTGGATCCTCGATCCCCGTGCGCTTGACAGAGGCCTTTTCCGCAGATGATCGATTGACGGTCTCTCTGAAATCAGATGGGCGTGTGGATATTGTGGCTAAATGGCCGAATGATCCAACAACAGATGCGGCTTGGATTCGGTCGGCTGTACAACATATTGTGCGTCGAGACACCCCTGTAACTACAAAAGGGCCGCCCTTATACACTCGAGAAGGGATTGTCGATCACAGCGACTTAAATACCTTTACTATTGATCCGGCCACATCTAAGGACTTTGATGATGCGATTTCAGTGGATCTTGCGACTCAAACAGTCTATGTTCACATCGTAGATATTGCGCATGCGGTCTTGACCGAATCAGAACAAGCCGTTTTACGAAGTCAGTGCTTGACACTTTATTTAGCGAATGAAGCTACCGAACATCTCTTGGATGCGAAGACCGCCTCGGATACGCTAAGTCTTATTGTGGGACAGCCCCGTTCCGTCATCACCGTTGCGATGAAGATTGCGGAGGGATGTATTGTGTCCAAGGAGATTTACAGATCCACCCTTGTTGTAAAACGTCGGTACAATTACGAGGAAGTGGCCACCCATCTTCGAGATCATACCGCCTCCTCCGAACTGGAATGGTTGGCAGCCTTGAGTCTAGAACGTTCTGCGACTGTGAATTACAATCTTACACTTCCATCCTTGCGATTTACAATGAACACAGGGTCAGGTCTTCCTATCACCCTTGTATCTGAATGTACGAATGATGCGGCGCATTCCCTAGTAGCCACCGCAATGATTATGGCGAATCTCGTGGTGAGTCAACACCTCGCAGCAGCTGGTCTTGTGCTCCCCAATCGGTTTCACGCCTCCTTACGTGCTATTCCAGTGTTGGAAATAACAGGCGATGCTGTCGCAGATTCCTTCATCCTGGTCAAAAAGTTTGCGAGAGCCCGTTACTCTGTCGACGAACGAGGGCACTTTGGTCTAGGTCTCACAGACTATGTCCATTTCACCTCCCCTATGCGACGTTATGCCGACGTGCTTGTCCATAACTTACTTGCGGGCATTCGGTACGAAAACATGGAAGCGGAAGTGGAGGTCATGAATCGTCAAAGTCATATGATGAGAGGACTTCAAGATCTGTATGAACGGTGTAAGCTTGCGTCCTGGGTCAAAGCCCATCCTACAGAATCCTATAATGTATACTGTACAGATGTGAAGGCAGTGGGGATTCAATGGTTTTTACCGGCGTTATCCATCGACGGATTTACACATGTGAGTGCCATTCATCCGCAACAACGATGGACCTTCTTGGACGACACCTTATCCGCATTGGAGGGGTCCAAGATCCGTGTGGGTTCCGTTCTAAAAGGCCAAGTTGTTCAAATCCATCCCGTTACTCTTCTACTGAGTGTATCTGTATCTGTCTAAAAAAATGAATCATATGTCTATCTATGAAATCATACAAAGATGTCCATCACCCTTCCTTTTCCTGAGGGTAAGAAACTGCCTCCAAGGGTCCAAACAGCCGATGCGGACGAAGTCTACGAAATTCTGGAAATAGGGGCCTTAGTGCTGGATACGGTTCATACACGAAAGGCCGACGCCGAACTTCAAACACGCATATTAGCGCATCAGAAAGAAGTATCCGCCTTACAAGAACGATTCAAGGCCGATATCTCTGCGTTACAAATCGCCGCATCAGAAGCGACGAGACGGCGAGACACAGAGGCGCTTCTTCAACAAACGCAGGTCGCCCAGACCTTGGCCACGAAGGATGGATTGTTGAGCGATATAAGACAGCGAAAGGATGCCTTGGAACGGGATATTGAATCGCAACTAAAGAGAGTGCGGGAGGAAGAACGGGGTGTCATGGATCGAGTGATTCAAGGGAAGGAAGCCGAGTTACAACGGGTGCTGTTGGAAAAGCGAGGAGAACAAGAACGGATGGACGGTGAACGTCGAGATCACCGAACAGCGCTACAAGTCTTGACGGATAAACTTCAGGCTCTTACAGATTCTCTTACAAAGAAACCGACCTCCATGAAGGAAAAAGGCACACATTTTGAAACAGAGGTCATCGATCATGTGTCAACCTTTTGGGGATCCGTTGACGGGTTTGTCATTAAAAACACGGCCACACGGGGTCATACAGGAGATGTATGGGTGGACCTAGGAACCGGAGATGCCAAACTAACCGTCTTGCTAGAGTGTAAGGATTATACAGGGACCTTGCCGACGTCTCAGGTAAAAAAGTTTGAAGACAACGTGAAAGATAACCATGCGATTCATGTAGGAATTCTACTCGTTCAAGGGGCAAATATTACAGGACATCCCGTAAATGTAGTAGACTTTGCCGTGATCGAGGGAAAATTACATCTATACGTATCTCACTTTGAACAGTGGGATCCGTGTTCTCTCTTTCAAACACTGATTGGTTGGATCCGATTCCATACGATCAGCCAGAAACCGTCGACAGATCTAGAAGATAAGGCGGAAGCAGTTCGAATTGTTCAGAAACTGGTAGAGGAGGCCCAAGAATACAAACGCCAACTGACCACTCATTTACAGCACATGAATGATTTCCGATTGTTTGTAGAAGGACATGCGAAAGACAGTCTTACAAAGGTTCAAACAGCCTTGGCGACCTTACAGCACGGAGCCGCAGGATGTAATTCAGTCATTCTAGAATCTGTCTTGTTTCAAGATGTGACAGGGCATCCAGCAAGGCAAAAATGTATTGACGCCATTCTGGCTGTATCCTTGGAAAGCGTCGGATCCATAAAGTTGAGCGACCTTGCGAAACGAGTCGCAGAATACAGCGGAAAGACAGAGACGACGGTACGAGAACAGATCGAGTCGGTTCTTAGTGATTCGGTAGTAGAGAAACGAAAGGGCTTTCCTACACTGGTGAAGGGATTGGCACTGAAAGGCGGTTCGGTTAGCGAAGCAAACGGTCTAAGTCCAGCCTAGAGATACATAGGTATGGACCGAAAAACCCCATCAAAGTTTTCCGCTACCTGTGCCCGTTGTTTCAAGGAATTCATACGAAAAGCATCTTACGAAGAACACCTGTCTCGAAAAAATCCATGCTATCCAGGTGAAAAGGCTCCGAAGAAACGAGACGCACCGGTGGCACCTCCTTACGTCATTGAATGGGCTGCGAATATTCCAGGCATAACCCTAAGCCCTGCGACTGTGAAACCTATTACAAAGAAGCAAGAAGTCATACGAGTTCAAATAGATGCTGCGACCCTGTTTCAAGGATGGACGATTCCTTCGGATGCGGAATGTGTGGTGGACCCCTTTATGAACAGTCCTCACACGGAATTGTCTGACTTTGTATTAAGCTTTCGAAAGCCAGCACCCTTTGTACCACAAGAGGATCCGATTAAGAATCCACCCCTGTACGGAAATGCGTGGATTATTGCGAAACCTCCCATAGGACTCCGTCGCACCTTTGAAGATCGATCTACCTTTGAAATGTATGGGGCTACCGATTTGTACAAGTGTTTTATGGCATCTTTTTTACAACAAGCGCCTGTAAGAGGCGGCTGGCTTGTCTTACCCCTCTCTTTTTTTGTAGTGGGGGAAGATACACAAAAATCCATCTTCCTCAGCAAGTACTTAGTCACTGCGGTTCATTTATGGTCCAACACATCCGGCGGCGAAAAACCTCTTGTCGCCATTGCGTTTGAACGAAGTGCCAGTGTTTTCACTAGACAGACGATTCCCTTTACTCAGTTCCCTGACCGAAAACAACAGGTCTTTGTACTAGAAGCAGCAAGTAAATGGGAATTCAAACCGAATCTACTGCATCGCAATGATGTTTGGTTTACACGATTTATAGAAGGCCAAGCCCTTCCTGAGGGGTCGCAACTCCTATCTCTCACTCTTCATACACTCGATTCTGAAGGAAGTCAAGGACGTATTCATATTGAATACAAACCAGGCTATGTCTATCCAGGAAAGGCAGAAAGTCGTGCGATTTCTACCTTGGTCGTCCATGGTAGACGCTTCTCCGACGCTGAACAAATCGAATTGGCGACGGCGTTTAACCTGTTCTTAGAGGCCGAACGGGAGCGACTCTGGTCCTTGTTCTTGATGGCCTATGACGAACGAAACGGACATGCTCGCCATCGCCTTTCCTTTCGTCTGGCGTTCAAGATCTTGGCCCATTTGACACCTGAGCGACGGATGTTGGCGCCTTAAAGATCTATGCCTAAGATAAGATGAAGCCCTACCATCCAACAAAATACTTTGCGGGTCTTTCAAAGACACGAAAAGTAAAACGAGCTGCCGAAATCAAACGCTTTGGGGCCCTTGACTTCAAGGATCCTAAAGCCTACGTCGGATTTCAAACGGACAAGGGTGTGAAAACCCGTAAGTCTGGGTATACACAAACCTTGAAGCGAATCTTTACCAAGATGGGCTACCCTGGCGTCTATTCCTTGACACAAAAAGCGAAAATGACTGGTGTTCCCCACAGATTTCTCCTGGAGTCTTATAATCGCGGTTTAGCGGCCTGGAGAACGGGCCACCGCCCTGGTGCGTCCCAGCAGGCGTGGGGACACGCCCGAGTCGCCTCCTTCCTCGTCTGTGGCAAAACATACCAAACCACCGATGCCGATATTGCGGCAAAGGCAAAAGAAGCCTCGGCCTCCGCTCGTCGTTGGTGGTCTACGGTGTGCGCAAAAAAATGACAACCGATTTAAACGGCGATGAAGACCCCAAGATGGAAACAAAGACTCTCATTCGTCAATCCGTTCAAGGCACTGTCTATTATATCGATTCCCCTACGGGGAAGGTCTATACCTATTCTGATAGTCCCACTCATATTGGGCAATTAGAACGACTCCTCGATACAGAAAAGCACCTGATCTCCAAGACCAACGGATGTTTATCCGATTGTCGTGTCCGATATCGTGCGGATATCAAGGATGTCATGAAGAGACTCCGATCGAATCGAGTCAGTCATGTTTAGACTCCTTTCAAAATACTCATGAATTCGACTTGATTCGCCGCAAAACAGACAGAATCCTTGCCTCGATTATAGGCCATAAATTCCTCGTTCGATGGGAAGATATATGAATAGCAATGCGCATGATTATAGGTGCTAACGTTTACATAGATCGTAAGGTCCGATTGTAGCTGTGTATTTTCTGACGCCGGAACGGCAGATGTTTGAGGAATACAGACAGGTCCTGACACTGAAAAAGAAGGAGCCGGTGTAATGACTTTCGCATTCGGCATAACCCTGCTAGAAATAGAAGAAAATGTAGAGGCCGGCAGTGTCGAGTAGAAATTGATGTGAAGCATTTGACCTGCCGTATAATCCTTTAGTTCGGACGCATTCACAAACTGCCAATACGTGGTGCTACGATCCCCTACTTGTAATTTTTGATAGACAATGTCATTGTAGTTTTCAATTCGTTCAAACGTATCCCATTGCCTTGTCAAGGTCAAGGTTTCCATTCTTGTTCTGTATTTTATATTACTGAGATTCACAGGGTATTGTGTTCGTTTGGGTGTCAACGACATTCTAATGGGTATGGGGAGTTGTTATTTAGACCGCTGATGGGTCTAAGAAACCAACTTACCATTCCTCGTCGTCAGGAGCCCCCATATCATCTTGAGGAGGCGACATCTCATCTTCATGATGTCCATACTTACTGGAGTTATATCCACCTGTGGGTCTATCAAACGCATTTTCTTCATACATGCCATCGTAACCACGGTGAGCTTCCTCTTCCTGGGGTTGTTCGGCACCATAGGGAGTTCGTCGAGGGATCATTTGAATGGATCGCAGGTCCCGCTCCTCTCGATCCTTTATTGCCTGCGCCCTCAGTCGGTCTCGCTCCGCCTGTTCCGCTTCGAGCGCATCCTCCACTACACGCTTCTTCATCAGGTCGGCAAAGGTCATTTTCTTGGGTCTATCTACGACGGCAGAAGCAGCGGAAGAAGCATTCGCAGAAGCAGCGGTGAGTACTGTCGCAGCGGAAGAAGCTGTGGCCTTGGAGGGCAAGGCTGGAAACATATCGGGTGTCAAAACTACCGTATTTGTAGTTGGTCTGGCGTTCTTGGGCACGTATGCCGCCGTGGCAGCTGCGCTGAGTTTCGGCGCACTGCTGAAACTGGGGGCTACAGTTGCGACAGTCGATATTTGAACAGGGGGGACAGGCTCTACAGTCGGTGCCTTAAAGGCCGCCGCTCTGTCCGCAAACGACATACCGTTTCCAGAACCAAAGGCTCGTAATTTAGGGGGTTCAGATGTAGGACGAAAAGGCGCAGAATTCATATTGTAAGAAAGAAGAAGGTGCTTCTTGGACAAGGGTCGGCCCCCTGCTTCAATTTTTTTGGATCACGAGTCATCAAACATCAATCGTCCATATCCATCCCTTGCTTCCAATACATTCCACGATTCCGAATAGACAAGCGCCATTCCGCCACGATCTGACGGCAGCCTAGGATCAATCACAGGATTGGATTGGACGGTTACATGTAATACTGGGTCCGTAGCCCTAGTAAAGGATACCGTCCCAGACGGTGTAGCTCCGTCCATGCCTCCATACGAAATCGTGTAAATTTCGAGCGGTACCTGATTTCTATCAATGGGTAGACGAATCTGTTTCCAATAGGCCGTCACCTCACGAAAGACCGCCATATCCCACGACTTGATGCGGTCAATATTCGCAATATTCAGACGCATGGTACTCACCATCGGTGATAAGACAGTTCGCTGTCCTGCCTTCGTCGCCGCATTGGTTCGAAACCCTACAGCAAATCGGTCACTCGGTCCTATGAAATCGATTCGATATGGGATATTGACCACCGAAGAATACGGTGGTGACGCCAGCACTACATAATTATGTTCCATCGCAAACTGCTGAAATTGAATATGGCGAAAGGGAAAGCGGACCGTTTGAGACTGTAAAAACAATCGAGTTTCATTCCCTACATATCGTTGCGTTGTCTCCAATGTAATCTCGGGATATTTCAGGGCGGATAAGGGCAAGGTTACCATACTGGTATCGATCGGTCCGTCCTTCACCGCTTGAACACGAAGAGGCACCCCGCCCCAGGGTGCTGGCTGTAATCTACCATCGCTACAGACCACGATTTCTTGTAACTCCCGTAACCAAACACGAATACGGAACCGTTGTTTTCGTAAGACACACGTGGGGAAGCCGGGATCTCCTAACTGTTGCCAACCTAACACAGGGATAGCAACTCGCATCATAGGGGTAGTCGCAGAGCGACCGATAGCTAAGGGGGTGTCCTCACGGGATCCTACATTCAATCCTGTAAGTTGTAGTGTTCCCGTTTCGTACGAATTCTGTAAACGCCAATCCAAGTATTCCCCATAGGCTTCATGAAGCAAAATGGTGTCTTGAAAGACCTGAATCTTATGAATCATTTGGTATCCCACCTTGTTACAATATCCAAAGGTGTTCCCACTGTTGTCCGTGACGATACCCGTGAGATTCGCAGCGGCCGCAACGGTGGGAAGCCAGGTCGGCAACTGAATTCGTAGGAAAAACTTGTTGACAAGGTCGCCCCGATGCTCTAGGTCAAAATCCACCCACTTGCCCCATTCCGGTCGATTTCGGGGGTTGTAGGTGTAGACTTCGGTGACAACGGGCGCCGCTGTTCTGTACACATTGTTGTAATAACTCACAGTAGGATTGTTTGTAAAAAACACATCCTTCTTGCCCCGTGCGACAAGTTCCAACAGACCTCCTTGACGGCTTGTCATCCTACTCTGAATGGCTGTATGATTTTAGACTAACAACTAGTTATTCTCCTTACTCATTAATACAGCATTTGCTACGACAATGGCCAACGCCCCCGCCATCTGTGTGTAATTGGGCACCTCACCTTGGAAGAACCAACCAAAGCCATAGGCGCTGATCACGCCAAAGAAGGAGAGGACACTGAAGATAACAGTACTGACTCGTGGAATGAGATAGAAGCGCAGCGCATATCCTACAAATCCGACCAAGGTGTTGAAGAGGGCGATAGCACCGAGGCCCCCTAGACTTAGTCGGAAGGTGTTCTTTGCCAAGAGTCCTAATACTGATCCTACAACTGCGACAAGAATCCACCAGAGGCCACTGCTTCCATACATCTGCGTCATCTTCGTCCAAGGCTGTGTATCCGACTTACCATCACTCGACTTGCTCTTGAACCATAGATAGATACCTGTTTCAGTCGCAGCAGCGATCAGGGCGCAGATCACGCCGATCAGGGTCCAATTCTTCGGTGTCGGTTGCGATAGGAGAAGCGTTCCAAAAAAAGCCAAGGCAATCCAAGGAAAGGACGCATAGGGAACCGATTCACCCAGAATAGCGGCTGCGCCAAGGATGTTGAACACAGGATAGATGTAAAACAGCGCCATGGCGTTTCCAGCGGGAAGTTGTTCAAATGCCGTGTAGGAACTGCCGACATGAAAGAGGTTCAAAAGACCCGTTGCAATGCCCTCCGTTGTCCACAGATTCGCAATCGGAACAGACGATCCTGTAAGAACACCGGCGGTGGTTCCCAAGACGGCAAAGATGGCCATACGAAGTCCTGTTTGAAAAAAGACAGAGGTATCGACCTGTTTAATTAAGATCGGATAGGCGGATAAGATGCCTTCCGACAAGAGAACCAAGGCGGATTCCATACTACAAGGGTTTGAGAGAAAGATGAACATGATCCTCCTCCCTTGTAAAGATAGGTCCGCAAATCTGACGATTAGATGCGCCGGCGCAACGATCATACCACTTTATTTGGACCTGTGCTAACCTGGGGTCTCTCTTTATAAGTTCATCCTTGACTCCTTGGATTGTATTCGCATCCACCACCTTGTACACCTGATTTCCAGACTGTCCCAACATATTATCCATGTACACTAAGACCTGTTGTTTTTTATTTAATTTATACATCTTGTTGTCCACTGTAATTGTACCACAAGATGTCCACAGAGGATGTACAGAAAGTACAACCCCATCTTTAATTAAGTCGCCCACGCATAGTTCAGAAAGCGGAAGAGTGGTACCATTTACCATTGTAACTTGAAAGGAGGACATCTGATTCGTTGGGACGGACCTTTACACGGTTCAATTTTTCAGCGTGTTTCGTCGGCTTGTTCGACGGCGCCTGTTCCCACGTCTTGTTCTTGCTCTTGTTCTTGCTCTTGTTCTTGTTCTTGCTCTTGTTCTTGTTCTTGTTCTTTGTTGCGTATGGGGTAAATGGCGAATGTTATTACCCTCAGGTGTGACAAGATGACCTGATGTAACATCAAACAAGGCTGTGCCTTGATTATCACGATCTAAAACCAACATAATAGGCTTTCCCGCACTATATTTAATCTTATAACCTCCTATATTGGCATCCACATCTAGGTTCAAAAAAGCCAGATGATGTGTACCATTACCATCCTCTTCGTCCTCCCATCGTGCATTTCCATCAAGTCTTACATCCGCAACTGTGAGAACGGGAGGAGTAACACTTATATGAGATCTCAGTTGTTGGTATAAGATGTCACGACGCTTAAATACTTCTTCGCGTAGTTGCGGCGAGTATGTGGAAAGCATAGGAATTTTATGTTTTAGGATATCATAATGTACCGGAACATTTGGTTGGAATACCTGGTCAGGATCCATTCTATTTCTTGATGTGACTTTTCTAATTGAAATATCCGTCGGCTTAAACCATCTTTCAATAATCTAACCAAATGAACTTCCCTACCTTATCCAGTGGCTCTGGCCTGGTCACACAGATTGTACAGGCTTCTTATCCGCCGATTCAGGCGACAGAAAAACAGCGAGTGCTGTTAACGACGGTCAAGATTTCTGACGATCACATATGGGCCAACGGACTCTTTCAGAATATTTACATTCTGTATAAGTTGATGGAGGTCCTAGGTTACGAGCCCTTTCTCATGGTAGACAGCCTCGAGAACAACAAGGACGCCACGATTGCGAAACAGTTTCGAATGACGGACTTTAAGGAATACATTAAGGCCCCCTTTCGAGTTGTGACCTATATGGAAATGGGGATGTCCTGTGATCCCAGCATTCGTAAGTTCTTTCGATCCATGGGCGCTCTCACAGCCAAACTCTATATGGGAAACATTCTCAATATAGACATTGAAACAATTACCTTTTACCAGGGGGTCAATTTCAGTCATCATGTAGCAGGAGAACTGGATGAGATCTGGGTCTCGCCTCATTATGACATTCACGCCGAGTATGCGGGGGTGATTAATGGTATCTATGGAAAGACTCGCATTGCGCCCTATGTGTGGGATCCTATGTTTGTAAAAAAGGACGCTGCGCATTACGATCCTACAGGGTTGACAATCAATACACCCCGTATCTTTATTGTTATGGAACCCAACATCAGTTTTCAGAAGAACTCCCTGATTCCCATCATGGCACTCGAAGCCTATTATCGCAAGTTTCCAGAACGTATCGACCATGTAATTGTAGTCAATGGCCAGAAGTTTAGGGAGAATGCGTATTTTACAAATTCTGTCGCACCCCAGCTAACGATTTTGAAGTCGGGGAAGTTACAGTTAATGCCTCGTGCGAATATTTGTAATTTAACGAAGGTGATGCCCAAGGCCATTATTATCCAACATCAGGTCAATAACGAATATAACTATTCACTGTTAGAGTTTATGACGCTCGGCTTTCCCCTCATACACAATGTGCCACGCTTCGCTTCCTACGGGTATTATTACAAGGAGAACGACTTTGAAGGAGCGTC